GCTTGGTGATGGTGAAGCGGTGCGCGGCGATCTCCAGATACTTGTTCACCCAGCCCAGCAACGGCAAGGTCATCTGCACGATGTCGAGCGCGGTGGTATTGTACATCGCCATGTTGTACGAAAAGGTGCCGGTGCCCTGCTGCCGCCGCCGCATCAGCTCGATCTTGCAGAGCCGCTGCGCAGTGGCGACCGAGATGGTGAACGGAAGCTGGATGTCCAGCCAGCGCCGCTCGCCGCCGTCTGCGGCAAGGTTGGCGTCGCCCAGCGGATACATCGGCGAGCCGCTCATGTAGCCGTGAGTCTGGTCCTGCGCGTACGGCGGGATGTCGCTCGCCTGCCAGTTGTTGGCGGGGCTGATGTAGGTCCCCTTGACGCCGTTGAAGAGGTCGCGGATGGAGACCTTCTCGCGCCAGCGGAAGGGACCGGCGGCGATGGCGAGAACTTCCTGCGCTCCTCCGAACGGCAGTATCGGGGTGGGGCTGTCGCTGGGTAGATCGTAGTACACGGCTGCGCCGACAAGCCCGACACTCGCGTAGCAATGCCCGTGGGGAAGGGAGCTAAAGGCCGTTAAGCCGACTGTCAACCCTGCCAGAGTGTGAACATTGATAGGCGTGCCGTCCCAACTTGTGGGAGCGCCACCGCCGTAGGCAATGGAAAAGTTGGAACCCGATCCGTCGTACTCCAACCGATATGCCGCCGCATAGACCGCTGTGATCGTGGCTCCCGCTGGGATTTCCGGAGGGAGGACGAAACTCGACCACTCCATTTCCATTCCAGTATCACCGAGGGCATCCCCTCCCTCTATTTTTATTCCACCGGAAGTAGCGAAGATATGAGCCCCTCCAACTACGCCTTGGAGTCCATTCCAGATACTCGGCGGGATTTCGAAGAATGATCGGCGGTTGAATGTATTACCGGCGAAGGCCCATGCCACGCCTTGTCCTGCCGGGGGCGGGAACGGAGGAGGCGGCAGGAAGTAGCTGCTCGGTGCCCATGCAGCGGGCCAGATGACGAACTGCCCCTGCGTGTAGGTCAGCCGACCGCCGCACGCGGTCAGGAGGTTCTGCAGCACCTCGCCGCGCTTCATGGTCAGAGGGAAGCCGCCGTTGCAGAGGTAGCGCGGCTCCGTCCCGCCCGAGGCCAGGGCCACGGGCTCGTCGCAGACGTTGGCGGCGGCGATCAGGCGGTCGAGCGGAATCTCCGTCCCGTAGGCCGCCTTGAATCCCCACACCGGCTGCGCCAGATAGTCCGCGATGCACAGCGCCGGGTTCTCGCTGTAGCCGTAGGTCGCCGGGCTGGTGCGCGGATCGTAGATGTCCTTCTTGCCGCTCATGCGGAAGGCTATGGTCGGCAGGCCGTTGGCGAAGATTTCGTCGTTGTAGTGCAGGCGCAGGAACACCGATGTCCTGCCGAGCAGCCTATGGTCCGCCGTCCACGGGTTGTTCGGGTAGGTGACCAGATTGCCGGGGTCGCCGTCGTAGGGCGTGCCGGTAATCATGCCGGGGAAGGTCTCGGTGTGGTCGCCGAGCAGGACCTCCATGTGAATCTTCGCCTTGTAGTTCGGCCAGAATGTGGCCGCCTCGCCCGAGCCGCTGACCGTGGTCGCGCTGCCGCCGCAGGGGTAGGTGAAAGTCGTGCTGTTGACCACCGTCACCGGATAGCGCCCGTTGAAGGTTGCGTCCGAGACGTTGCGGATGATGAGCGAGTCGCCGGTCTGGAGGTCGGTGATGGCCGCCGTCAGCATCGCAGTCACGACGCCGTTCGAGCGGGTGACGCTCACGAAGCTGATGGTCTGCTGGGTCGGCGTGAAGCTGCAACCGTTGGCGTCGAGCCGGACCCGCTGTCCATCGAACAACAACGCATCCACGCTCTGGGAGGCGTGGCATGCGAGCACGCTCACCAGATCGAGATACTTGTTGTTCTCGTCGAACTCGCTGACGTGTACGAGGATGCCGCCGACCTTTTGGCGGCCATAGACGACGTTCCACGGCGCGACCGGATTGCGCGACAGCGTGGACGTGCCGGAGAGCGGCCCCGCCGAGAGCAGGGTGCCGATGCCAGCGAGCACCATGCCGACGCCGGACGAGATGAGAAAAGAGGAGAGGCCAGCCGACACCGGCAGAAGCAGCACGCCCGCGATAATCTCCAGCCCGCCGATGATGACCCCGATGAACTTGGACATAGATCAGACGCGCCATGCTCGTATTGCGTGACTCATGGGGATGCGGCAGAGGCCGCGAGCGCGGCACACGACGATCTCGCGCCCGTTCAGCGCGACGAGACCGAGTGAAAAGTCTCGTGCGCGTTGGACGAGCACCACGTCGCCCCGCTGAGCGCAAGGCACTGGAATCTCCGGCATCTGCAGTTTAGCGGTGATGCTCGCGACGATGGCCTGCACCGACTTAGCGCCGGTCGCCGCCTCTATCGACCTGTAGGCTTCGCCGCGCGACGCATAGTTGTCGCGAAACTCATGCGCCGGATCGACACCGGTCATCACGTGTACCGCGCTCGAAACCCAAAGACAGCAGTCCCACGAGCCGTAGGCAAATGGATGGTTGGCATGTTCAACGAGGAATCGGTCGAGGCGGCTTTGCCAGTCAGCTTTGCGTGTCACCAGTGGAAATGGGTCGAGCCGCTGAACGGCAACAGGATCGACAGCAGCCAGACGAGAACAAGCAACGCGACGATCACCTTGGCGATATTCATCCACGGCTGAGGGAGCGGCAGCACGCTGAGAATCCAGAATGCTGAACCTGCGACGATAATCACGACCAGCAGCGACAGCAGAATAGAGAACATTTGCGAGGCACCTCCGGGTTTAGAGATTGTTCGAAGACGACGGCGTGCGGCCCCAATAGATCGTCACGTCCTGAATGCTCGACACGAACTCCATGCCCCGGTCGCCGGGATAGTCGAGCTGCTGGTCTTCGTTGGTGTAGCGCCGGTCGACTGCCACGTTCATCTCGACGAGCCGGTTTTCGCAGTTGATGGAGATGGTGCAGGTCTGGCCGTCAACGTCGATGGTGGGCTGGTCCATGCGGCCTGCCCACGAGACGACGGGATCGTCGATCAGCGCGAGGTTCGCGTCGAACAGGCCGAGCCGCACGAGGACCGGAAGACCGACCTGAAACTCCGTCATCACATCGGCCAGCAAGGTGGCGTCGATGCCGGACAGCGTGAGGGTGATTCCCTTGGCGTCGACGCCCGCGCCCTCCTCGATGGTCGAGATGGAGCCGAGCGAACCGACGCCGAGCCACGTCTGCCCGTTCCAGACAATCGAGCCGCGCCCGGTCCAAACGTAGATCGGCCCGGTGACGAAGTGTGCCTCGACGAAGAAGGCGGGTCGCAGCTTGGGCGATTGAATCGCCGCGAGCTGTCCTGCGGTCAAGCCGCTGCGTGGCATCTAGAGAGCCTCCCTGATGTCGAACTGGATGCCGTACATGCGCGCCTGCGTCTCCGACCACTTGCGCGCGTTGCTCTTCAGCCGCCACAGACCTTTCGTGTGGGTCAATGTGATGGCGTCGTTGTCGGCGGGCGACTCGCGCAGGCTTGGCCAGATGCTCAGCGTGGCGTGGCCGCTGCCGTCCGCGGTCGCCGTGCCCAGATTGCGATAGAGCCGGTAGCCGATCTGCAGCCAGTCGCCCGGCAGAAGCACTCCGCTCGCTCCAGCCGTCCAACCCTTCGTGTTAAGCGAGAAGCCCGCCTGCGCGCCGACGTTGACCGTTGGCGCACCTGCACCACTGCCTTGCGGCGCAACCGCCAGCGGATCGCCGAGTTGGAAGACGTTCGCCTGCCCCCGCAATGCCATGAGGAAGGCGATCCACGCCTGCGCCTGCGCGTGGGTCAGCGGCGGCAGCGAGACGGATGCCTCCAGCCATCCTTGCTGCCAGTCCTGCACCTGCTGCTGGCCGGTGAACGGCGATATGCTCAACGCGACGATGTCCGTGGCCGTAAAGTCAATCGTTTGCGGGGCCGACGGTGTGGTCGGCATCGAGATGATGTTCCAGCCGTTGAATGTTGGCATCGTGGCTTAGTACCGCTGCGGGATGCGCTTCAGCCGCTCGGCGTTGACCTGCACCGCGTTGCTGATGGCCGAGTTGTGCGCGGCGAGGATGGCAGTGCGCGTGCGCTGCTCGGTCTGTGCAGGGTCGGTGCCGCGCGCGTCGATGCTGTAGTAGAGCGTCGGTCCGGTAGAGCCGCCGAGGACGCGCCGCGATGCGGCGTTGCTGGTGATGTTGCCGGACGCGCCGGTCAGAATCTCCGGACCGCGCTCTCCGACGAGATAGGCGCTGCCGGGTGATACCGCGCCGCCCTCGGCGTGGGGGATCAATGCCTTGAATATGGAACTCCAGAAGCCGCCGCCACCGCTATCGCCGCCGCTCCCGCCCTTGAACAGCTTTCCAATGGAACTCCAGAAGCCGCCGCTCGATTCGCCGTCATCGCTCTCGTTCTTCTTGCCAAAGAGACCGCCAATCAGGTCACCGAGTTCATTCTTGCGACCGCCACCCTCCTCGTTCTTTTTGCCGATGAGGTCGTCGAGTTCGTTGATGTAGCTTCCGGTATTGCCAACCCCGCTACCTTCACCTCCGCTCATCTGCACCCATAGCGGATTGTTGCGCGTGCCGTCCGGCTTGCCCTTGAGCGCGTCGCTGAGCGGCCCGCCGATGGAAGCTGGAAGAACCTTGCCGAGCGCGCTTAGGCCCTTCTGCATTGCCGATTGAATCGACGACTTGACCATCTGCTTGCCGATGTCCTCGAACATCTTCGCGAAGCTGGTTTTGCCGCCGGTGACGAGTTCGGTCAGGTTGTCGGATAGCCTCTCGAACGCCGCGTGCATCGCCTCGTAGATGATCTGCGCGCTGGTGATGGCCATCTTCTGCATGTCGAGGAAGAACGCCTTCATGCCGCTGGCGGCGCTGCCTTGAAAGAGCAACGACTTCACCGTCTCGTCGATCAGGCGGGTAAAGGCATCCTGCTCCCTCATCGCGATCTGAAGGCTTTGGCCGTAACTAATCATGCCGTGCTGCATGTTGGCCAGGGCGACTTTGGCGTGAGTCAGCGCGTCCTCTTCTTTTTGATACAGCTCAAGCGGCGACAACAGCATGAGCGCGCTCTGCCTGTCGGCGAGCACGTTCTCGGCGTCCGCCTGATCGATGATGGCCTGCCGTAACTTCGCCGACCCTGCCGTGATCGCCTGCTGGTCGAATACATACAACTTCGCATGAAGCGATGCCTCCCGCTGCGCGTCGATAGTGCCGAGGATCGCGTTGGCCGCAAGTCCACGAGCGGCAATGTCCTGCCGTATGCTTACGGCGTTGCTCGTCATGGCGACGCCTTCCTTGGCGAGTGCCTCCTGATAGAGCTTTTCCTGCCGGGCGACGAGATCGACCGCAGTTGCGCCAGCCGCCCTCTGCTCGTTCCATGCCTGAGTCGCCGCCGTCTGCCGCATCACAGCGTCCGCTCCCTTGTCGATGGCGAGCACCATGAGCGCCGACTGCGCGATGCTCAGGTCGGTCGCGCGGTTCGCACTCCCTTGGATATCCAGCAGCTTCGTCTTCGCCTCGTTGTCTGCTAACTGCGCGTGGGTGGAACGGATGGTCTTTTGCGTCACATCGTCGACTAGCTTGGCATAGTCCTTGGTCTTCGCGCCGGTCTGCTTGGCAATCTCCTGCCCGAGCTTCATGATTTCGTTGCTGGCTTTGTTGGCTGCGGCGACCTTACGTTGCGCCTGCTCCTCCAGACCGGCAGCGGCCAGAACCTGCTTCGACTCTTCCAACTGCTCGCGCAGGTTGGCGAGCAGCTTGTTAACCGGGCTTTCCGTCTCTTTGCCCAAGCCAGAGGTGTCGGGCGGCGGCAATCCCGGCGGCGGCGGTCCCGGCGGCGGCAAGCTTTTCTCTGAAGCTTTGCGCTCTCTCGCTTCACGCTCCGTCTTCGCCTGATTCAATGCATCGATGGCGAACTGCGGCGTCATCTTGCCCAGCATCTTGCCGATCCACGCGAAGGCGTCGGTAAACCAACTGGAGAGATATTTGACGATGCTGCTCTGCGCGAACTTATTCATCAGCGAATCCCACAGGCTTCCTAGTCCGTGCACGAGCTTCATGAACTCATCACCAATCCAGTGCAGAGCTTTGCCCATGAGAATCCACGCAGCGTTCCATGTGTCGCGCAGCTTGTAAACCGAACCGCCGAGGCTGAAGGTG